GTAGAAGAAAAGCTCCAATTTTGAACTTTTGCTGCTTTTGTTGTTGATGTGCCTATGTATAAGGCTCCATCTCTTCCGCTATAAAATCCAGCCACGATACAAATTTTAAAGTTGGTTTAATTCTATATTAATATCATTCCTTAGGCAGAAGGTGAATCGAGACAAGCGACAAAACTACAGCTAACATTACTTCTGCCATTAAAAGTACTTGTAACAGTTGGAGGTGCAGCATACCTCCATTTTCCACCGTATAGTTCATTCTGCTCAGTTAATTGTCTAGTCAATGTTTTATCAGTTGCATCAGTATCTTCAAGTCCTGCTATAACACCTCCTGATTTAAAAGTAACGTGATCCCAATCAGAATTAACGTCATAATAATTGCCTAAAATAAGAGCAGCATGATCGTCTGTGATATTTGAAAAACCAAGCGTTAAAGTTGCACCTATAGGCTTATTACCAAAGCGAATATGTGTCTTGGTTCCATCTAATGATTGAAAATCGGTACTTGGGTAAGATCCAGCTTTGTAACTCCTAGAACTTGGCTTTAGTTGAGGAGGGAAGGGAATAGCATTAGTCATAGTCTTCAGTAACCTCAAAACCTAGAATATCTTGATTTAAGCCCCAGTGCTGCATAACAGATAATTGTCCATTGGTTTCAGTTGGAGCAAAACTACCAGAGATTTCTAACAAGCCATCATCACCATAAGCAATAGTTTCACACTTATAGACCTTATTTTCTGTTGTTGTGTTCTTTACAGTAAACAAAGAACCATTAGGGACGGTAGAAAGTGGTCCAGATTTAACACCTTCTGTTCCAGGCTCCCAATAAAAAACAGATTCAGATCCAGCCACGTCGTCTTTACTAACAATTGTTCCATCTTCTAATTTTGCTCCGTTTCTAAAACGACTAGTATGAGTTGCTTCTGAAACTAATCTAAAATAATCTCCAGGGGCTAATCCCTGAACATACTGAGGAGCTGTCTTAAAAGTCAAACCATGATCTATTAAACGTCTTGCTCTAATTGCAAAGAAAGCAAAATACATTGCTTGTGTTTTAGAAGTACAAAAACCAGACAAATCAAAGGTTTCGATAGGATCAGTTTCAGAACCTTCAGGATCTTTTTCTCGAATAATTAAAGACTTGGTTTCTGGAAAACCGTTTATTTTTTCTTCTCTATACAACACAACAGCTTTAAAAGTCTGTCTTTCTTCTGGCATTAAGAAAGAAACCTGTAAGTCATTAATATTACCATCAGTAAAAAGACATCTTATTTCAGGTAAAACAGTTTTATCAATTTCATTATTTGAATTAACAGGAACAGAAGGTTTAAGACTAAATCTACCTCCAATAATTGTAAAATCTAATAAACAATAACCAGCGTGTTCAAATATAAAATCTCTTAAATTTAATTTAGAAGAAATTACACCGTCCCAGAAAAAATTATTTTTTTGACAAAAATCAGCAGAATTTTTCATTGCTCTAAAATCAATAGAGTCAACACCTACAAGTTTTCCAGCCCCTATTTCTGTGCTTGCCAATAATGAATAAGCTATCTCAGGAAATAAATTAGATGACTGATGTGCTGCCCATGTTATAACGTCATTATTATCGATAGACGAATTTAAAAGATCATATACTTTTATTCCTTTTTTAAAATAAGCAGAAAATTGAGTAAAGTTTGTCCACTCTTTTGAACTATTAATCCTTATTCCAGCAAAAGCTAAATCATTATATTTTGCAGGATATTCAACATCATTCTTATCTGTAACTGGTTTAAGTATTTCATTTACATAAACTATTTCGTGATCTGGATCGCTACGGTTACTGTTTTCATCTCCTTCATATACGTTCCAATCAGCTAAAGCATCAAAAGGATTGAAATTTTGTGATGTGCTAGTTGTTATCTGTTGAACTGCTACCAGCAATTGAACTTGAAGGTATCTTTGTGTTCCACCTACATCAGTCCAAGGGATTCTTACTACATCACCGTTTGTATACCCAGACCCTAAATTATCAGGATCTAAAGACCATTCTGCGGAGTAGTAGTACTGACCTGTTTCATACTCTTGCTTTTCAACTTTTAGCTTAACTTTTAAGTCTTGACCTGTTCCGTCTAAAACATCTACAAAGCCATCAAAGTGTACATACTTATTAATTGTTTCTTCCTTACAGATATAACGGTGTTCCTCAACATGGAAATGATGATTATTATCATTTGGATGAAAATGATCCGAAGGACTAGCAACATAATATTTTTTCTGAGAGTCTTCGAACCAAACTTGATCCCAAGCACCATTGTTATTAGCAAAACTAGAATTTGTTAGTTCTACTCCCCCAGGAAGATATAAAGACCATTGATGACCGTGAACAGCCGCCCAACCAGGAGCAGTAACTTCATTCCATAAGACAATTGCATACGATCCATCTGTATGAGTCGTATACTCTTCGTATTGGCAAGACGTTATAGCTCCATTAAATGAGGGATTCTCTACCCAATATGTATGTCCATTATGTCTTGCACTTGTAACTATCCCAATACTAGTAGTTGATGTTGTTCCTAATTTCCACTCAGGATTGCAAGCTTCTGTTTCGCTAATTTCATAACCTTCATTTCCAGAAAATGCAATATCAAAATTTCCAAAAGATGTATTAACAGAAAAATGTGAGGCTTGTGTAGTTGCTGCTCCGTCAGTGTATAACAAATTAAATCTTCTATTGTATAATTTATTCCTAGTTATATAATTGCCTGGATAAGGTTTAAATCTATACTCATATTGTTCTAAAACAGGATGTGAGATAGTAATAGCATTATATTGGCTCTCTGGTGTATTCCCTTTCACAGCAAATAATCCAGTATGAGTAGCTATATCATTTTTTAAATCTGTCCAATCTGAGCCACCTAAAGGTCTTACTTGAAGCATAAATAATGAAATTCTATTTGCATAAGTATTAACTTGACCTAATTGAATTTGTGTCCCAGATTCGGCAACTTTTCCTAAAGATGCTTCATCAGGCTGACTATTTACATTTGCAAATTGGATTCTTTTATAGACCCTAGATTTAATTCCTATTTCAGTAACATCACATTTTCTATTATTAGTAACAGTAGCTAAAGCAACTCTTTGGAGTGTATAAATATCATGCCCATAGTACAAATCATTTTTACCTCTAGGAAAATTTTCTTCAGTTTCACTAATTTCTTGTTGCCAAAACACCTCTGCAAAATCACTTAAACTGTATCTTCCTTTTTTGTTTTTCCAATTATGCAATCCTGGTAAAGCTCTAGGATTAACCCATACAGGGTTGCTACAATGACGGCCTAAATTTGCACCATCAACAGGAATATCAATTTCACCTGATTCTATAACTTTAAACAAATAATATTTTGTATTGTCTATAGTCCAAGGAGCAGGATGATTAGGATGTGCGGTACAAAGCACAACAGCAGTTCCCATTAAATATTGTTCACCTACTGTCAACAAACTATCTGCACTTTCTCTAATTGATGTAGTTAAATTGTCTACATCTTCAACACCATGAGGTCTATAGTTCCAAGGGTCTTTAGTGTCAGATTCTTGATACCCTTCAGTATTCGGATCATTATCATAAACTCTTTGTAAAGCATTAGCTTCACCACTATCCATTCCTACTATCTGGTATGTAATGATGTCATCTTTATTGACAGAATAAAGTCCTTTTGTTTGTATACTATTTACTTTTAAAATTCCAGCTCTTGTAGGCCACTTAGCAAATTCAACTTTTTTTCTTTTTCTCATTAAGTCATTAATTGCTGCCGGATCAGCACCATAAGGATCACGAACCAGTTCATAAGGAAGTCTGCAAATTTGACAATTAGGCATAACGCCATAAGCACCAAAAAGAGTCTGTGTTGTAGGGTTTCTTGCTCCACTAAAAGACTTACTTGTTAGTCTTGGAACGTGTGTGCCAGCCTTGTTTGGAACACCAACTTCAAATGGATCATCACTATTACTAATAGCAGTAAAAGTTAACTTAGATTGATCGTATTTATCAATATTATTTTCAACAATTCTGTTGTCTCCAGAATTACTTCCGTCTTTAAAATAAAGACCAACTTTATGAGCGTTATAAGTATTTAAGAGCGTATCTCCTACAGCAAAACCTTCATACTCAGGCTTTGCTCCTATGGTTCCATAAGAAAACAAAGCAAGTGCTTTTAATTGTTGATATTTTCCAAGACTGACAAATTGCGACCATAGTAATTGGCTATTAACTCGTACACCACCGTAAACTAAGTCTCCTTGTGTTGTTTGATTAGTAAAGATAAGAGGGATAGCATCACCAAGTTGAGCTAATTCTTGCAGTGAATTAAAAGTAGACTGGGGTGCAAATTTAGCATTTCCAATTGCATCAGCAGTTCGTCTTGATCCACCTTGCTTTTGCTCTTTTGGTTTAGGTGTTAATAAGTAAGAAACAGTTGCAGTAACAACAGCAATTCCTAAATTAACTAGAAAAGCTTTTCCTAAAGATGTTGCTAAAAAAGTAGTTATAGGATCACAACGAATATCAGGAATTAACTCATACCCTGCTGGTCTTTGTCCGTTATATGCAGCCGTTTTATCTACAAAATACCAGTATTCATCTTCAGTTAAATTTAAAAGCTTACATAATTCTATTTCCGTTGGTAATAGCAGCCTTCTACCATGAGGGCGTTTAGAGGCGACCAAATCACCACCTGGCCTTCTAATGTTTTTTGGTAATGAAGCCATCCTTCCTCATAAAATGCTGCCATACCCAAACAATTCTCATTGCTTAGGCATAATGCAATTGCTCCTAGTTTAGGGGATGAATCAACACCCCACCGTTTTAATTCAGTTTCAAATACTGAATAATCTCCTCTTCTAAGTCGTTTATACCATTCTCGTTTTGGTTGAGGTGTATGTATTCCATAGCTTTTTAAAACAGTAATACAAATAGATAAACAATCACCAGCACCATGTTTTTCTGGATCAGCTCCTAAACGATAAGGCAGACCAATTAATTGATGTGGTTTCACCTGTTTTGCAAAGAACCTGTAACAGGCAAAGACCCCACCATACTTCTAGTTATTGTTTTATCTGGAGCATTAGCACCAACAGCATCAATAGCACTTGTTAAAACAATCTCTATTGTTTCAGGGTCATAACTCATAGTAGAAGCAAGCCAAGTTTCAGAAGTTAATATTCTCTTATTATTATTACTATCTAATTGTATTTCAAAAGCTTCTGTCATAAGACAAGTTTCAACTTTTACGTGATACTTATTACTTACAATTTCTTGAGCGTAGTTAAGTCCTAACTTATGATCACTATTTGCAAGAATTAAAGAAGATGTCATATTGTCTCCTGACCTATTACGTGTAGCACCCTGATAAATAAAAGAAAGATACTGAAAGCCGTTAATTGCAGGAGAAATCCTTCCGTTTTGGAACATATTAGGAATGTTATTAACACTTCCATTTGGATTGCTAATAGTTAGAAAATTAGTTAATGCTACAAAACTCATAGTCCTATGTTTTGCCTCTTGCTACGTGAATTTTGAAGGCTAGATAATGTTCTAGCTTCTCCAGCTTTTGCGCCTCGTGACGCTGCTGAATTGATAATTTGACCAATTGCAGATTTAGGCACATAGTCCTCACTGTTAAATGAAAGGATAGGCCCACTGTAATTGACAGTTGTTGAGGCTGTTCTTGCTCCTCCACCTGAAGCAGTCGAACCAGTACCAGGAATAACAGATTCACCCCTAGCCCCTGATGAATACCGTTGCATTGACTGAGCCATCTTAGAGGCGGGAATTACATATTCCGGCTCACCTTTTTCAGCTAAAGAACTAACCATAGGACTAGAGGCATATCTACCTTCTGCACTTTGACCAAATAGTTTTCCTAAAAATCCACCGCCTCCACCTATTGAACTAAAGATTCCATCAATGGCTAAATTCAAGAATTTATCTGAGATCTTATTTAAAACATTTGATAAGACTTCACCAAAACTTTTAGCTCCAGTAATTGCTGATTTGATGCCATCAACAACACCAGATTTAATATCATCTCCAATTGATTTCCACATTGCAGCAATCTTTTCTTGAAGAGTTAGTTGTTCTTTTAAACTTTCATTCTTATCAAGAATAGCTTTAATTTCTTCATCAGAGTAACCAGCCGCTTTCATTTTTGTTTCTGCAATTTCTCTTTCTAATTTTTTAACAGCTTCAGTTCCTTTTATTTTTGCCTCTAATAATTCATTCTCTTTTTTTAGTTGTTCAAATAAGGTAATCCCCATTTTTTCTTCATTTGACTTGAAACCAAACAGCTCTTGGAACTTTTTATTAAATTCTTCTTGTTGTTTTGTTTTTTTCTCTTCAATCTTTACTCCATCTTCACTCATCTTATTTAAATCAGCCAATCCTGCTTGTAACTCAGCTTGTATACCTTTTAATTTTGCTAGTTTTTCTGGGTCAGCGTTATACCAGAAATTCATTTTTCCTTCTTTTTCGTTTTGTGCTCTTTTCTCCCATTTAGCTATTTCTTTCTCAACCTTATTTAATTCATTTGCAACTTTTTCTGCATCACCCTCTTTAATTATAGATTCAGCAAAACCTTCTTTATTCATATTTTTTAAATCTCTAAACTTATTAAATGCAGCCCACAAAGCAGTCAAAGCAGCAACAGCTAGAGCTACTTTTGCACCAATTATCAAGATAGGAGCTAACGCTATACCTAAACCACCAGCAGCCACAATTGCAGCTCCTTTTAACGCTGCAAATACTCCAATTAATCCACCAATAGCTGGAAGTAATACAGTTACAGCAAGAGCAAGAGCAACTGCACTAGTAGCAGCAACTTGAAACCACTTAGGCAATCCAAGAAATCCAGAAATAAAATCATTAACTACACTTAAAAGTCCTTTAAAAACAACACCTAAGAAATCAAGATTTCTAAGAACATTTCCAAGTCCATCCATGACTCTTCCTAATGCTTGGCTTACTGTTCCACTCATAATCTCCGATGCAGCAGCAGCAGCTCCAGAACTATTTTTTTGGTTTTCTAAATTCTGATTAAAAGATTCCAGATCATCATTCAACAATGGCAATACAGCTTTCAATGCCTCCACACTTCCAAACATTCTTCCCATCGCCTCTTTATTTCCATACAAAGCTGTTTTCATATCCATCAACACACCATCAAGTCCTTTTGCTTGTAATGCCGTTGCATTAAATTCAAAACCAAACTCTTTAGCGATTTTCTGAGCATCTCCTGTTGGTTTCATTATTCCCTGAATAGCCATAGCCATACCAGTGAATGTTTGTTCTACAGGTAGACCAGAAGCAGTAATACTTGATATAGCAGCATTTAATTCTTCAATACTTATTTCAGCAGCTCTAGCAATTGGAGCTAATCGACCTATTTGATTGGCATATTGGTCAACAACAATTTTACCGTCATTTTGTGTCTGTATAAATCCATCAATCAAACCTCTAGCTTGATCAGCGCTCATGCCATAGGCATTCATAACTGAGGTAGCAGCATCAGAAACTTTTGCCATTGTGGTCATTCCACCGACAGCGCCATCAATAGAAGCTGCAAGAATTGTTGATATCTCAGCAGCAGAACTAAAACCAGCAGATGCTATGTCATAAGAAGCTGCCAATAATTCTGTTTGGCTTCTTAAGTTTCCAGATGCAACTGAAACTTCAAATAATTTTCCTTTTAACTCATCAACATTTACTCCCAAAGTCCGAACAGCTCCACTAGCTTGATCAGCCGCTGAGAAACCTCTAAACCATGTCATTACCGCCGCCCCAACGGCAATACCTTTTCCTAAATTGATTAATCCTTTTTTTAATTTTTCAATCCCAACAACTGTATTTTTAGCTGCTTTTCCTGTGTCTTTTATTGCCTTTTCAGTTTTAGGTAATGTTCCCGATGCTTTCCATGCTGCCTTTTCTAAGGCATTCATCTTATCTTCTAACTGCTTTAATTTTCTCTCAGATCCAGAAGTCTGGATTTTGAGCATTAAGGTTTCTTCTGCCATCTCCCTCCTTAGGCCAATGTTATTATTCTATCTTCGCATTCTACTTTTGTTGATTGTTTTTTCTTCTTCTTCTCTTTGTAAGGTAAAAAACGAATGCCAAATTAATAATTCTTCTTGTGTCATCTTTTCCCTCAATTCAACTAATGTATACCCCAATTCTTTAGCAACTAAAAGTTCAGCTAGAAGTTGACCGTCTTTTTTTAGTTGCCTTGCTAACACTTTTTACATCAAGTTCATTTTGCACCTCGTCATCATTTTGCTCGTTATCACCAAGTAATTGCATCATTATTTTTTCAACTAATGTTGCTGGAAGTGCATTCCTTAACTCAGGTTTATGCCCAACATGAAAGCGTTTTTCATTATTAGCTGTCATGGCTTTATCTATCAAAAGATTTAATGCAAAATCTGTTGCATCATCTGTTTTAGCCATCCTTTTAGCTTTTTCTCTTTCAGCAAGTGTCATTGGAGTCATGAAAAACTCAAAATCTTTCCCATTTGGTAAAGGTATAGATTTTTTTACTGAGGCCATTGAACAGGCCGCCTTCAGTTCTTCTAGTGCATCCATTAATTAAAAAGTGTCGCTAAAGAAATTATATATGCCTCGTTAGGAAGAATCCATTTTAAAGGGGGAGACTTCGACAACTCCCCCAATAGTGCAAATAGCGACAATCTGCACAAATAAATTTTAGACAATAAAAAACCCTGTAAAAAAACAGGGCCAGATGATGGGGTTAACCATATGTAAACACCTATGTCAAAGAAGTGCTAAATAGATGCCTTGGATTTAACAGGTTAAAAGCTAACTCTGCTGTAGTTGGGTCATCTGGATTAACGGTTAAATCTAACCCTGTAATCGTTACATCTGCATCAACATAAATGCTATTCGCATCGTCAACGCCACCTGAACCATTACTAACACAATTAACGTACAACTTAACGGCTGCACCTTCTTGAGATTTAAGAACAACATTACCAAGTAGTCGATTCGCTAGGCTTGTCTGACTATCTGTAAAATAAACAGTCATTGTTCCAGTAGCTGATGCGAAACCAGGCTGATTAGATCTAAAAGGAGCGTACTTTGAAGCTGCTGTAACTCCCCCAGGAAGGGTTGTTACATCTAGCAATTCTCTTTCAATGTTGATAGAAAATTCACGCACACTAGCAACAGCCGCTGCTTCTGAATAAGCAACATTTATATGCCCAGATTTGTTTGCTGATCCAGTACCTCCATCACCATTAAGAGTGATAGCTGTACCTCCAGCAGTAGCACTAACTTTTATTTTGTTAGTACCCAAGTTGGTGACGTAATAAACAGTCCCAGCAGTAAGAGCTGTGTCTAAAGTTGCT